TTTTAATTTGGAAAATAAGCGAAACCCGTCAGATCAACGATTACAGGGCAAACGTGCTTAACTTAGAAAAGAGGAATTGTGATGGAAAACAAGGTAGAAGAATTAGCAGTTGATTTTATTTTAAAGAAATCACAGATCAATGTGAGAACTGTGTTCAGCAAGGTAACTATTGTCACAGTTCAATTGCCGAATGGTTTTGTCATTGTGGAAAGCTCAGGCGCAGTATCACCAGAAAACTATGATCTAAAGATGGGTAAAGAGATTTGTATGGATCGCATTAAGAGCAAGATTTGGGAACTTGAAGGCTACAAGTTAGCAAGTATTTTAGCCGAAAAAGAACAGGAGGAATAGTAATGGAACAGAAAGATGTTATTAAGCAGTTTAGTGAAAAGATTGACCAAGTCGTAAATGAAGATGCGGTCCGAGCTGAAACGTTACACCGTGAGTTGGATAACGGACAAATGCAAAGTTTAATTGATGATTCAGTTGTCATGGGTGCGCATACATATAAAACGGCATTATCCAGTGGGTTTTCAGATGACCAGGCATTTACGATTGCTATGAATCAAATCGGATTTAGTTATCACGCCTAATTAATAGAATCGAGGTGAGACTAGATGGCAAATGGCAAATTCAAACGATGGTTAAGGCCAGATGGTCTCGCACAGATTGAAGGCTGGGCTCACGATGGCTTAACTGATGAAGAAATTGCACATAATATGGGAATCAGCCCGACAACATTGTATGCCTGGGAGAAGCGCTTTCCGGAGATTTTGAAGTCCTTAAAAAAGGGTAAGGTAGTTTCTGACTATATGGTTGAAAATGCTTTATTTAAGCGTGCAACGGGTTATATGACGACTGAGCATATCTATAAGATGGTTGATGTTGATACTGATGTGTTAGCAGCCAAGCGTCGTGAAGCTGAAAATCAGTATAAGCTGGATCATCCGGAAGCTAAGCTGCAGGAAGTTAAAGACTATGCGATCAAAAAGGTTCCGTCACGTGAACGGATTGAACTGTCCCAAAACGAAAAAGAAGTTGCTCCGGATACGACTGCAGCCATTTTCTGGCTTAAGAACCGGCGTCCAGATAAATGGCGGGACCGTAAAGAGTTGGAACACTCAGGTAGCTTAACGGTGACACCGTTTGATGACATGAGTACTGCTGAGTTAGAGAAACATTTAACATTATTGGAGGGACAATCTAATGCCGATGACGACTAAAGAGGTTGCTGAGCACCAATTGGAAAAGTCTTTGGCCAAGCGGCTGTATAAATACTATTTCCGCTATGCCCATGACAACCGATATTACTTATATAAGCACGTTCAACTGATATGTGACGCTTTACAGCGAATCATTGATGGTGAGCGTGTTTTTATTATCATTGAAATGCCGCCACGTCATGGTAAGTCAGCAAGTATTACTGAGACTTTCCCTAGCTACTACCTCATGAATAACCCGGACAAGGAAGTCATGATGGCAACGTACTCGGAAGATTTGTATAACAAGTTCGGACGTCGGAATCGTGACAAGTTTGCTCGCTTTGCACCGGAACTGTTTAACCTGCAGATATCTCAATCAACGTCTAGTGCGTCTGAGTGGGGCATTGAAGGACACGATGGTGGGATGTTTTCAACGTCAATCTTATCTGGTGCTACTGGTCGTGGTGCTGACCTGCTTATTATTGATGACCCGGTCAAAAACGCTCAGGAAGCTGAGTCGCAAACGATTCGTGACAAGGTATGGGATGAGTGGCAGTCAACGTTTAGTACCCGTCTACATGATAATTCGAGTTGTATTGTAATCATGACTCGCTGGAACCAGGATGATTTGGTTGGCCGGTTACTACAACAAAAGGCTTATCCATGGGAAGAAATTCGATTGCCCGCAATTGCTGAATCTGATGATGACATTCTTGGTCGCAAGATTGGTGAGCCACTATGTCCAGAACTTGGCTATGATGCTGACTGGGCCAAAGTAACTGAGAAAGGTGTGGGCTCGCGAGTATGGGCAGCACTGTATCAGCAACGTCCGGCACCAGAAGGTGGAGCCGTCTTTAAGCAGGATTGGGTTAAGTACTATGTGCCTAATCGTGAGATTCGTAGTCAACTTGGGTTACCAGATAGTGTTGCGATCCTACCGATGCATTTAGATCAGCAAGTTCAGTCTTGGGACGCTACCTTTAAGAAAGCCGATACGTCTGACTTTGTGGCTGGACAGGTATGGGGACGCCGTGATGCTGATCGTTATCTACTAGATCGTGTGCATGGGCGGCTGAGCTTTACAGAGACGTTAGTAGCCATTGAATCAATGACTAATCGCTGGCCTAAAGCAACAACTAAGTATATTGAAGACAAGGCCAATGGCTCTGCCATCATTGACACGCTGCAGCATAAGATTAGCGGTATCACACCGATTACACCGGATGGCGGTAAAGAGTCACGGGCATACAGTGTCACACCACTATGGGAAGCTGGCAATGTCTATGTGCCGCATCCGGCTTGGCTAGCATGGGAACAAGAATTTGAAACTGAATTGATTTCATTCCCTAATGCGCCCCACGACGATGAGGTCGATAGTATGACGCAAGCCCTAGATCACATGGGTAATGGTATGAGTGCTGCTGAAATTTGGGGAGTTTAACGGAGCTTTGAAGAGCTAAATAGAGTTTTACAGAGCTGAAAGTGAGGTGAGTTGATGGCACTATGGGATATTTTTAAGTCAAAAGGTGAACAACATACTGATAGTCAGGAGTTTAACGACTTCATGGGTGGTATGGGTAAGTCTGGTCCACGCGACGGATTAGCTAATCAGAATATTATTCGGGCACCACGAGTAACTAAAGCTGAGTTGTCTGAGCTTTATAAAACCAATCCATTAGCTAAAAAGATTGTTGATATGCCGGCGGATGACTTAACTAAGTCTGGTTGGACGCTAACCATTAGTGATCCAGCAAAGCAAGAGGCGTATAACAATGCACTAAATGCGTTGAATCCTAAGAAAGCTTTCGCGGATGAGTTTCGGTTAGCACGTTTATATGGCGATGGCTATATTGCGTTGGGATTGGTTGAATCTGGGAAGAAAGTCGACACACAGCAGCCATTGAATACGGACAAGTTGCTCAGTATTAATTATCTGAACGCTTTTAGCAGCCAGGTTGTACAGAATTCATTGATTTGCCTAAATCCGTGGGATAAACGGTATGGGCAAGAGGAAGCTATTCAAATCAGTACTCGGCCGAACAATGGAGCATTCACGTTAGCACGCAATCCAGAGGAAGCTGACACGCAACCAATTATCCAGGTCTTTGATGCCAGCCGGTACTTCCATCATTCAATTAGTCGATTGGAAGACGATGAGTTTGGGACGTCATTACTACAGACGCTAGAAGACGCAGTTAAAGTTGGTGATTCAGCACTGTGGTCTGTGGGTCAAATCCTGTTTGACTATGTATTTAAAGTTTATAAATCACAGGACGCTAATGACTTAAAGGCACCACAGCGTGCGGCAATGTCTGCTAAAGCTAATTATCAGTTTCATACTAATGCGTTAGCCGTGATTGGTAATAACGAAGAGTTAACCAAAGAGGCAACGACTGTAACAGGTGCTGCTGATTTGCTTAACTTTGTATGGGACTACCTGTCAATGGGTACTGGCATTCCTAAGACTATTCTAAAAGGTCAGTCTGCGGGTACAGTAGCTGGAGCCCAGTACGATAGCATGACCTACTACGGGTCTATTGCTGCTACTCAGGAAAATGAATTACGACCACAGCTAGAGACACTGATTAAGTATTTAATGCAATGTCCAGATATTGCTGGCGGTGTTGATGATCCTGACCAACTGGATTGGAAGCTAACTTTTAATCCAATGTGGCAGGTCGATGAATTGACCGATGCTCAAGCACGCCAATACCTAGCTCAAGCTGATGCAGCATATATTCAAAATGGTGTGGTTGCGCCAGATGAGATAGCTAAGATGCGCTTTCCAAAGGATAATTCGAGTGCTGCGGGGCCAACGTTAAATAATGATTCAATGCCATTAACTGAAGCACAGCTACAGAAACTGGCAGATAGTGTTTATTCTGGAATGAGTGGTGGTTACGATGATTAAAGTGATCCCACACGTTCGCTATCCATGGAAGATTGAGCAAAGCTATTCTAAGTTACTGGTAAAACAGCAGCGAGCGTATCGCAAGTATTTTATGCAGCAGTATCGGCGTGAGTTAGTGCCGGTTATTAAGAATACTCAGTTACTGACTGATGCTGACAACACTGGTGGACCATTACAGTCAGTGCTACAGCCGCTGATTATCATGCTGGGAGCTAAGATGCTTTTTGACCAGCAGACTACTGAAACAGATGTGAAAAAGTGGGCTGCCGCTGTTGGATTCTACAACCTAGCTCAAGTAAACACACAGCTACGGGCACGAGGTCGCCCCGAATTAAAACCAGAGTTTAATACTACTTCAGTTCAGCAAAGCAAGTGGGAAGAGGAAGCAATTTATCTTAAGTCACTTGATTCCGACTTGCTTAACAAGCTACGTGCAGCAGTAATCCGTGGTGTTAACAATGGCGCAAATAGTAAACAAATAGAGCAAGCACTCATGAAGCAATTTGATTTGGCTCAAAACCGAGCTAATTTGATTGCGCAGAATGAGACTGGCTCTTTTTTTGCGACCTTAAGTAAACAACGCTACCAGCGGACTGGTTCCAATAAGTATGTCTGGCAGACCCAAGAAGATGAACGGGTACGGCCATCACACCAGGAACTTGATCAGACCGTCAGAAAGTATAGTGATAGTCCGTTCCCTGGTGAACCAATTCGTTGTCGATGCGTTGCAGATCCAGTTTATGAAGAAGACGAGGAGGAATAGAAATGGACGATAATCCAACAAGTGAAGCAACTAGCACAGCCGTAGTTGACAGTACTGCTGATACAGCTACAAGTACTGCAACCGAGACAACTGATAGCGCCGCACCGGTCAATACTGATGTAGATGCAACGAAGCCAGCTGATGATGTAAAGACGACGCCTGATACTAGCGATACCGCTGATGAAACAACTGGTGATACTAGTGATGAAGAAACAGATAGTGGTCAACCGACGGATACGCCAGCACCTG